ACGCAATCATCGGTCCTAGGTATTCGTTCGTCGGGGATGCGATGGAGGCTCATGAGTTTGGTGGGCGGCGAAAAGAGAACACATACGAAGCTCGACCGACATCAGGTCCGGGGCTTCTGGCCAATACAGATCGTTTTGCGGAGTCATTCCGCGGTTCAATAGGTGAATAGAAACAGGAGTTCAGATCATGGCGAAGACGATGGGTTATCAGGGCGGCCTGTTTTACGGCACCGCAGGATCATCTGCCGCAACGCGAATCAATGCACGCGTTGATGTTAGTTATGAGATCGGTGTCGAAACGGGGTCAACAACATCGGCAGGCGATGGAACTACTGTCCCGATCAACACCGGGGAAGCCACAGCACTCACGCCGAAAATCACATTCAACATGATCGTCAACGACGACGATTCAGCAGTTGTTGCTCTGCAGGCAGCGGCCGCAACTGGTGCCCCAATCGCCCTGAAGTACATCCGATCAACAGGCAAGCTCGGGTTTGATTGCGATTGCATTATCAGCACAACACAGGGTTCTCCGCTGAAGGGCGAAACAACTATGGACGTAAGTGTCGAGCAGGTGTCCGGAGGAACTCGCACGCCAATCCTTAACGCCTAATCCTTAACGCCTAATCCTCTTTCTGATTCACTCGCAAAAACTCCTTTGGGGAAAGTCATATGGGAACTGTCACACACGCACAGTCGATCAGCGGAGGGGGCGTCACGATTCAGACGATGCCCGTTACTCGCACAAACAGCGGTTCCATTGCGTTGGAGGACACGCTCAGCGCGGCAAAGTCGGGAACACTCACAACGCGAACCGACAACAACACCGGAACGCTCACAATGGCCGCAAGCCATGGGATCACAACTGGCCAGATTATTGATATTTACTGGAGCGGTGGAGTTCAAAGAACAGTCACCGTTGGTACTGTCGCGACAAATGAAGTGCCTATCGATGGCGGTATTGGTGACAATCTACCAGCCGATGAAACAGCAATCACGGCGGTTGTTCAAAAGGCCATTAACCTTGCGATTGACGGCGACAATGCAGACATCATTGCCGTTGTTCTGGAGACAGTTGACAAGACCCTGCGAACAGCCGCAAACGTGCAGTTTTTGGACGCAGCCGCTGACGTTATCGCTGAGATCGATCTCGTCACAAACGTGCCACAGGTCTGGGACATTGAAGGCGGCTCGGCGAATCCATTCACTGGCGACCCGATCACGAATCTGAAGGCCAGCCAGGCCAGCACGTCCACCAGCGAAACATGGACGCTCAAGATTGTCGGCGTTCAGGACGCATCACCATAATCGGAGAGTAAGCCATGCGGCTGAACGATGATGATAAGAGAGTGTTGGCAGCAATCTTTCACGGCGCGGAACCTCTCGGAGTTTCCGAAAAGCAGGTTGAAGCGGCCGGGAAGACGTTTACGGCACTCGGGTTTATTGACCAATCCGGACAACTCACGCAGCGAGGACGGCATGTTGCCAAGTCGCTGCCTTTCGCAAAGGTAAGGAATGTCGAGCTTCAAAGACAAGGCCGGTCAAGAGTGGAACGTAAGTCTCGATCCGGTTATCGCGGACGAGATCAAGCGGGACCACGGGATCAGTCTCACGAATCTGAAGGTGGACCCGTTGTTGCCAGTCAGGAACGACGAGAATTACCCGTCGATCCTTGTGGCGATCATGCTGACGATCTGCCGGAAGCAAATCGAACAGAAGGGACTCACCCGGGAACAGTTCATGGAGAACCTTCCGTTTCCTCCAGACCAGCAGTTGAGAGCGATCGAGGAAGCGATTGTTGATTTTTTCCCGAGTGGTCGGCATTCACACGTACGCGAGATGCTGGCCGGGTTCAACAGCATGGAAAGCAAGACGGACGAATTGACTATCGCGAAAGTGCAGTCAGTTCTGACGGACGAGAAGACCATGGAGGCCCTGAAGGGCAAGGTCGATCGGGTGTTCTCGGAGAAGTTCAGAGCGATGATCGATTCGCCAGCTGGCACATAGTCTACGGAAGTCGAGATTGCGTCTTTGTCATTGACGGCATGGACGCAATCGAGGCCGGTTATCACTTCGCAGGAATCTGTGGTGTGCCTCCGAAAGGCTGGACGCTCCGACAACTCTGGATGATGGCCAACGGGAAGATCAGCAGCGGAAGACGGCAGAACCTTGAGCTGGCCAACTTGGTTTGGGGCCTTTCTGAGATCGACTGGGAAGCCTATCTGATCTACGGAGAAATGAGTGGAACCGGACGCGGTGGACCTGTCCAGGTTAAGCCGGAAGTGCAGGCAAGAATTGACGAAGAAATCGAGCGACTAAAAGCGGAGAACCCCGGTCTTCCGAAGTTCCAAGGTGAAAAGGCGGTGTAAGCGATGTCAAAAGCGGACGTGATGGCTGGCCGCGCTTACGTTAGCTTATACGCGAAACGAGACGCATTGACTCGCGGCCTCCAAGCAGCCAGAGCGGACGTCAATAAGTTCGGCTCGGACATGATCCGAATGGGGGCGCAAGTCGTGGCGGCAACTGTTGCCATTGCGACACCTGTTGCATTTGCCACAAAGACATTCGCCGATTTCGATGATGCAATGCGAGCGGTCGGGGCAGTGTCGCAAGCAACTGCCGCCGAACTTCAGTCAATGACCGACGTCGCAAAGATGCTCGGTGCTACAACCTCATTCACGGCGGTTCAAGTCGCTCAACTGATGACTGAACTGGGCCGCGCGGGTTTCAGGCCAGATCAGGTCAATGCGATGACCGGCGCTGTTATGGATCTGGCACGGGCCACCGGCACAGACGCGACACTCGCATCCGGAATAATGGCAGCCAGCATTCGCCAATTCAGCCTGGGGGCTGAAGACGCCACCAGAGTTGCTGACGTTCTGACAAAGGCAGCAAACGCAACATTCAATAGCGTCGAGTCACTCGGTGAGGCGTTGAAGTACGCTGGTCCTGTAGCGGCAGAGCTTGGGCTTTCGCTGGAAGACACTGTTGCCATCCTTGGAACGCTCGGCAACGTCGGGATCCAAGGCAGCGAGGCGGGAACATCGTTGAGGCGTCTCGGTGTTATTTCCGCTGCGACGGGCGAAAAGCTGAAGGATATTTTTAATATCAACAACGTCGACGCAACGGGAGAGTTGAAGCCGCTCGTTCAGATTATGGATGAGATCGGGAAAGCAATTGAGAATTTGCCAGCCGCTGAAAAAGTCACGAAGATGAACGAAGCCTTCGGACTTCTCGGCATCACGTCGGCGTCGGTGTTGGCTCGAACAGCTGGGAGTACGGCAGATCTTGCGAGAGAATTGAAGAACGCAGAAGGGACAGCATCTAAAGCCGCAAAGAGCATGGATTCCGGTTTGGGCGGTGCTTTCAGAATCATCCTGTCGGCAGTCGAAGGACTTCAGATTGCACTTGGGAAAGCGTTGTCAGGAAGTATTCAGCGAGTCACAGACTCGATCACGGGGCTGATAGGGCGCGCCACTGAATGGGTTGCAGCAAACGAGGGGGCTGTCGTCACCGTGGCAGCAATGACTGTTGCCGTCGCATCGTTCGGTGCGTCTCTGATTGCAGTTGGTGTTTCCGCAAAGGTGATGGCTGTCGCTATCGCAGCGTCAATCACTGTTATTAACGCAGTGAGGTCAACGGTTCTGATAGCAGCCGCCGCAATCAAGCTGTTCGGCGTTGTGTCAATGTCCGTCGGAACTGCCATGTATGTTTTTTCAAGCGCTACCGCAATCGCCAACGGGCTCGCAATGGCTTATGCGGCAGTCGCTGGAGTCGTCGCGTCAGCGTGGTCTACAGCCGGTGCGGTCATTTCTGGAGTGTGGGCTGTAATCACAGCCCCTGTGTTTCCGTTTCTTGTTGCGGCGGGTGCAATTGTCGCTGTGTTTGGATCAATCGCAGCGGCGTCGGCCTACGCAGCCGTTCGTGCAGCAGATTTCGGCGCATCATGGGCTGCAGTGACAACAACACTAACGGAACTTATGTCGGTTGCAAAACGAGTCGGCGGAATCCTAATGACCGCACTCGGGCAAGGCGATTTCGACTTAGCATTTAAGGCAGCAATTGCCGGCGTGAAACTTGCGTTGGCGAAGACGCTTGATGGAATGTCTGTACTTTGGTCGGAGTTCTGGAAGCAAGCATGGTCCATGACGGCGACATTCTTCAAAAAGTTCGTCGAACTTAGCGTAAAGGTTCTGACGGAGTTCGCTGAGGCGATGGCAAATCCGCTCAAGGGGATCAAGATCAGCGATCTGAAGAATATGGCCGGAGATCTTGGCGTGTCGTTTTCCTTCGACACAAAGGGCATGGCATCAAAAGCCAAAGCCGAACTGGATCGACTCGAGAAAGAACTGGCAGACCGGCAGGAGAAGCGAGACGCCGAGAACAAGGCCAAAGCAGACGCTGGAGCGGCAGCAGCAGGAGGTGATTCGACGCCTCCAGGAACATCCGGAGAGGGATCTGCATTTGGCGACCAGACCGCCGCACAGATGGATGGTGCGGAAGCATCCGACGAAGCCAAAAAAGCCTTTGACCGAGAAACTGAATCGATTCAAGAACAAATTATTGCGCTTCGTGAAGGCGAAGAAGCCGCCGAACGTTTCCGCCTTTCCAAGCAGGGCTTGACTGATGCTGAAATTGAACAGGTGATGGCACTCCGGAAAGAACAAGAGTTAATCAGCAAAGAGCAGGACAACGCGCGCAAGATCGTGGAGCGAATCCAGGACTACGCCGACGCAGAGTTCGATAACAAAGACAATAGACTAACGCCGGCACAGATTGCAGCAAAAGAAAAAGCGGCAATCGATCTCAACCTGAAAAACGGACGCATCGACGCGAAGACGGCAGCGGAAGGCATGGCTGAGGCAGATGTTCGTCAAGCCGAACGCGAACATCAGGAACGCTTGAAGAAACTCCGCGGCGAAGGCGACGCAGCATTTGGCGCACAGAGTTATGGGCTGAAATCCGGTGGAGCATCGGCGGCAACGTTCTCTGCCCAGAGTCTGCTTTCAATGGGATCTGGCGCGGGTCAGAGCGTACAACTGAAAGCGTTGATTGACACGCGAAAATCAATTGAGTTTCAAACACAGATGGCCAAAGAACAGTCGGACGCTCAGATCGCAGCCATTAAACAAGCGAAGATGAAACACGCATGACAATCCGCTGGATAACACCACCAAACGGAATCGAGACGTCGGCAAATCCCCCGTCGGAATCGCACACGTTCAAGCTGATTGGATCTGACGATCGCAACATTGTGAATTCGTACGCAATGGGAGCCACGCCGGCGTTTGTCATCACGAACTATGGGCTGCTGTATCGACAAGATCTGCAATGCGATCGCACGCATTACAACCACTGGACGATTCGCGTTCCTTATGGTCCAGCGAAGAATGAGACCGGTGAATGGACGTGGGATTTTGACACCACTGGCGGCACGGTCCATCTGACACAAGCCAAGGAAGAAATTGCCCGCTACCCAACGGCAACGGCACCGAATCAACTCGGGGCGATTGCTGTTGATGGGGACGAGGTGAAGGGTGTCGAGATTGTGATCCCGGCGATGAAAATCAACGTAAACTACAAGCATCCGCTGGGAGTGTTGACGCTCGCTCGTGCCAAGTTTCTGAATAATATCACAGGCATGGTCAACAGTGATTACTTCCTCACGTTCGCCCCCGGTGAAGTGCTGTTTCTTGGGGCTCGCGGATCCGATGGAACGACCGCAGAGGCAATGGTTTCCTATTCCTATGCCATGGCCGCGAATGCCACCGGATTAACGATTGGCAGCATTGCTGGAGTCGCAAAGAAAGGATGGGAGGTCGCGTGGATTCGATACGAGGACACGATCACAGTTGCTGACAGCAAAGATCAGCCGACTCGTGTTCCAAAATTTGTCTACGTCGATCGGGTGTATGAAACGACCGCCTTCGCGTCCGCTTTTGGATTCGGAGGGTAATCGTGGCAGACGGAAAGGTTTTACCTGGAGATGACTTCCACCCACCAGCCGCGCCGATCTGGAACAACATGATCGACGCCGGCACGGCATGGGCGAACAGTCGCCTCAACAAGCCTGCCACCGATCCAATCCGTCCGCGCGAAACTGACATCATCAAGGCGAAGAACAACAGCGGAGCGGTCAGACGGCTCGGTGAGATCCTACGCATAAGCGGGAAGGCACTTGACACCGTCACCGACGAAAACAAGTGGTTGCTGGGCGTTGAGCCGACTGACGACGGATACTTTGGAATCCTGAAAGAGCCAGCGGCGATCAGTGGGATTGCATCTCTGCAGGTTTCTGGCTGCTGCATGGCACTGGTGAATGTGACCGACGCAGATCACAAGCGGGCAGCGTCTGCTGATGGTGAGTATGTCCTACAGTCCAGTGACGATGGTCCAATTGAGATTCTGTTTGCTCCTGATGGGACGGGTGAAAAAAACTGCGTTGTGAGGTTTGCGGGGGGCGATGAGTTTCGCGAAGCCGTTCTCGGCGCGGACATGACCGCCCCGGCCAGCTCGCTTGCAGCGATGACGAGCTGCACGATGTATTTTATTAAGCCAGCGTCCACGGCGTTTGAACTAAACCCGACGTCGTTTCTCGGTCACAACCATGATCCGGATCTAACAGGAGAACGAGGAACGTATTGCCGTGTTCAGAAAATGCGAGGCATATGGGTTGTCTATTACCTTGGATGCAGCGTTCAGTCCGCACTGGTAACAGCACTTGATGAACTGGAGGAATAATGGTCTGTCCGAAAAACGGCACGTGCGACTGCCATTGCCAAGAGCCGTTCCCAGACTGCTTTGGCTGTCCCGTGTTTGAACTGGATATACCGCAGCAGTGGATTATGGACATGCCGTCAACAATGGCATACAGCGGAGCAACATCAGGAAGCTGTAGCTTTTCAACATCGATGACTGGATTAACAT